GACCACGATCCATGTTCTACGTTATCCGCGTCTACGTAGTGCCGTATGAAGAACATCGGCCTTGGGTCGATGCTCTCATCGTATATCATAAAGGAATCCATTGGTGAAAGATAGGTGATGCACATCTGCCCGTCGCTATCGATGTAATACATTTCGTATGCGCTGCCATAAATTGAACTGAGTTTTGACAGCTCCGCGTTGTTGTCGTCCTGATCGTTGTACTGATCCAGAAAGTTGATATAGTCTGATACCGTGGTGTCATCCGAGGTTACTTTGATCGGTATTCCGATAAAAAACCCGTTCATAGTATCTACAATGTACTTCGCGAAATTTACCGGTATACGGTTATCCGGTTTCCATTCCGGCTTTTTCGCCTGACTGAGAATCTCGTACTGGTTGTGATAGGCGTCATGAAGTGGCATGTATCTGTTAAGCACTTCGGATTTGTGCTTTGTCATATATTTGTTTAAAAATTCCGGCGTCATCACCGTATCGCTTGAAACCCTAAACATTAAATGCCTCCATGTAATCCACTATTGTAAGTGACCTTTGTTTCCATCTGTCGAAGCAGGCTTGCCGCTGAATCCGGACTGTCATCGTGTTCTGCGTTTTCGGTGTAATCCAATATCTCGTTGATGTATTCCGGATCAGTATCTTCAAGCCATTGAATCCGGTTCCAGTTCTTCCGTAGATATGTGGATATCTTGATAAATTTATTCATATGTTCGAAGTAAGTATTTACCGGAAGACCACATTTCTTGAACTCCCGGCTTAAATATCCCTTGTCTGCATTCAGTTCGATGCTGATCGAGCCTGCTTTGTAAATCTTATGCAATGCACTGATCTGAGCCATGCAGTCATCTATATGCCTGTGCCACAGCTTCCCTAGTGCGATTACAGACCCATCAGGCATCTGATGCATGATTGTGTAGGCTGTGCCGTCCGCGCCGCCGTATGAAGCATCAACGTGTGCCACACCGCCAAATAATGCTTTGATGTCAGGAGTGAACTGCGGGTTTTTAAACATCGCGTCTTTATCTGCGATATGCTTCAGTTCATAGTTGGCAGCGAAAAGGCTGTCTGACATCGAATGTCTCAGCTCTTCGAGCTCTTCACGGCTTATCAGGCCGGTATGATAACAGTCATACTTCTTAACATTTGGCATCAGGCTGATTGCATCTTCCTTATGCCATGGAGTTCCGGTATTAATGAACCGTCCGTTTCTGTTACA